ATGATCTAAATATCCCCAATAATGTCAGCGTAAGTCATGACTAAAGGCGATCAGGTCATAATCGGTCAACTACCCGACGAGATAGGCTCTAATCGGCTGCTATCGGTTTTACCGCCGTCAACAGCTGTCACTTATGGCAATCCGACGCCTAGAATCCATACTCCACTCAATGATTTACCATCTAGGGGCTTTGATCTTATAGATTTAGCAGCTGATATTCTCCCAGACGGCTTAATGCCCTGGCAAAAATTCGCACTTGAGCACACGCACAAATACAAACCCGACGGGAGATGGGCTACTCCGACTAATTGCGTGGTCGTTGCCCGACAAAATGGTAAGAGCTTTCTCCAGCAAATCCGAATTTTAGGCGGCTTATTCTTATGGGACGAGCCGTTACAGATTGGCTCAGCTCATAGATTGGCTACTTCCCTGGAGCAATTTAGGCAGCTGGTCAACCTAATTGAGAGCTCTGAAATGCTATCGAAGCGCGTCCAGCGTATTAGGTGGAGTCATGGCTCCGAGGAAATGGAAGTTAAAGGTACGACGGGTCAAATTAACCGATTTATTGTCAAGGCTGGCGGCTCAGCTGCTCGAGGCGTTTCCGCACCATCGGCAATCCATTTAGACGAGCTTCGAGAGATGAAAGATTTAGAATCTTATGCTTCGCTTCGATATACCTTAATGGCTGCTAAGAATCCTATGATTATGAGCTACACGAACGCGGGCGATTCTCACTCGGTAGTTCTAAATGCGTTCCGAGAGCGTGGACTAGCGGCGGCAGCTGGCGCGGACGACGACATCGGGTATTTCGAGTGGAGCGCACCGACCGACGATATACAGCTCGAGTCAAATTGGCTTGCGGCTAATCCAGCCATCGGTCACACGATTAACATCGACAACATACAGGCGGTACTTAATGATCCGCCCGAAGTCGTACAAACCGAAGTCTTATGTCGCTGGGTTCAAACTATCTCAAGCATTATCGGAGCGAACGAGTGGAATAATTGCCACGATGAAAGCGTCGATCTTGATCCTGAAAAGCTGACCTGGCTTGCGCTGGATATTTCGCCCGATCGCAAATTCTGCGCGTTAGTCGGAGCTCAGAAATTAGGCGATGAACGATTCGTCGTAAAGCTACTTCATACCTGGGAGAATTCCGTCCAGCTCGACGATCGAGAGATCGCTAATGAAGCGGCTAAATACTGTAGGAAATATCCGCTCGAATACTTGCTTTACTCTAGGCGAACTTCGGGCGCGGTTGCGGCTAGATTCCAGCCAGCGGGTATTCCGATCTTTGACATGGACTCGGTTTACCCACAAGCTTGCGATGAGTTACTAGGTGCGATCAACTCGGGACGATTACGCCATCGAGGACAAAGCGATCTCACTAAACAAATTCTGTCAGCTGTCCAATTACGTCGCGGCGATGGCGGCTGGGTTATTGGACGTCGAGCTTCGCAAGCGTTCGTTTCGGCGGCGGTGGCTACGGCGTTAGTTACACACTTCGCGACACGCCCAGAGATGGACTTCGATATTATGACTGGCTAGTGCTATAACTCTGTAAGAATTGGCGCATGGGTATTCGTGATCTATTTGCGTCAAAGGTTGAAGCTGTAGCGCCATCTCAAAATTCCGATATTGAGGCTTCGGTTTCACCTGTATTCGCGCTGGATTCGATCTATACCTTTAACGGCGGCGCTACTCAGGCTACGCGCGAGGAAGCTATGAGTGTCCCCACGATCGCACGTGCTCGCGGGATCATCTGTTCGTCCATCGCTTCAATCGGGTTACAGCTTAGGGACAATACGACGGGGCTCGAAGTGCCAGCGCCCCGCGTAATTCGTGATCCCGATCCGCGCGTACCTGGTAGCGCGACCTATGTCTGGACAGCTGAGGATTTATTATTTTACGGCTACGCCTATTGGCAAATTACCGAATTATTCGCGGACACTATGCGAGTTCGTTCCGTTCAACGAATTGTCCCGACTCGCGTCGGCGTATTTTTAAATTCTAACGGAACCGAAGTCATGTATTACACGATCGACGGAAAACAAATTCCCGAAACGGGCGTCGGATCGTTAGTCGTATTTTACGGAAACGATGAAGGATTATTAAATCGCGCTGGTCGCACAATTAGAACAGGCGCGGAACTTGAGCGAGCAGCTGCTAACTATGCTCGTGAACCTGTCCCGTCAATGGTATTAAAATCAAACGGCACAGCGCTTCCAGCTGATCGAATTGCTAAATTACTTGAGTCATGGGGCGTCGCTCGACGTAATCGTTCAACCGCGTTTCTTAATGCGGACGTAGAATTACAAACAGTCGGCTTTGATCCTGAAAAATTACAGCTTGCCGCTGCCCGTTCGTACATCGCAACAGAATTAGCTCGCGCTATTGGAATTCCCGCGTTCTACGTTGACGCGGAAACTGGATCGAGCATGACTTACTCTAACGCTAACGTTACGCGTAAGACTCTTTTAGATTTTAGCTTGATTCCGCTAATGACAAGTATTAGCACCAGACTTAGCATGCCAGATTTTACGCCATCATCACAGACAGTCAATTTTAGACTTGAGGATTACTTGCGTGGAAGTGAAGCGGAACGCGTAGCAATTTACAAAACATTATTTGACATCGGCGCAATCAGCGTCGAGGAAATCCGACAAGCTGAGGAAATGATTAAATGAAACTAAGTATGCCGTTAACAATTACATCAGCCGACAGCGAATCTCGCACAATTACGGGACGCGTTGTAACATGGAACGAAACTGGATCAACTTCGGCAGGACTTACGACGTTTAAGCCAGAATCTATCGCGACTAAAAACGTTAAATTATTACTTGAACACGATCGCACTCGACCAATTGGAAAGGTTCTATCTATGACCGCAACCGAACAGGGAATCGACGCGACATTTAAGATCGCGGAAACAACAGCGGGCAACGACGCACTCATAGAGGCAGCCACAGGTTTGCGCGATGGTTTTAGTGTAGGAGTTAAAGTTAACGCGCATGATTTCGTCGATGGCGTATTAGTAGTAGCTAAGGGTTCTCTCGATGAGGTCAGCCTTGTCAGCGAACCCGCCATCGACAGCGCCCGCGTTTCAAGTGTCGCCGCAAGCGAAACTGAAACCGATGAGGAAGTCGAATCAACAGATGAAAATTCTGATCCCCTAGATGAGGAAACAGAAGAAGAAAATCCAACAACAGAAGGAGAAAAAGTGTCAGACACTACCGAAACCGCTGCCGCCGAAACATCGGTAGAAGCGTCTAAGCATGTTCCAATGGCGTACACCGCGCCACGTTCACCAATCGTCGATAAGGTTTCTTATCTACAGTATTCACTTAAGGCGTCAGTTTTACACGATGAGGACGCTCGTCAATATGTTAAGGCTGCGGATAACTCAACATCAACAGCTCCAGGCATGGTTCCAACACCACAAAGCCGTACAGTTATCAACGCACTAGCTAATGCCGATCGTGGCATGATCGACGCGCTATCTCGTGAAGCGCTTTCAGCTACAGGCATGACTTTCGAGCTGCCTAAGGTCACAGCTGTCCCGACTGTAAGTAACATCGCTGAAAATGCTGCGATTACAGAATCAAATCTAAGCGCAACTTACATTTCAGTACCAGTTAACAGCTTCAAAGGTCGCGCAATTTCCACGATCGAACTCATCGACCGCAGCGATCCGAGCTATCTAACAGCTTTACTCCAAAATCTTGAGTTCGCTTACGCTAAAGTCACAGACGAGTTCGCAACAGGTACAATCGTCGCAGCTGGTCAATCAACAGGCGTTAACGCAAACACAGCTTCGGGATTTTTAGGGTTTACATCACAAGCTGCGGGCGCTGTGTATAACAGCTCACTCGGGTTTGCTCGTAACCTAGTAGTTAGCCCAGGACAATGGACTAACATCATGGGTTACAACGACAATGGCACACCTCTATATAATGCGGCTCAGCCAAGCAACGCGGCAGGAAATGTTCGCGGCGATTCACTTCGTGGCGTAGTTTCTCCAGGTTTGAATCTATTCGTTTCACGTTCAATCGGAAACGCTGGAGCTACAACATCTGTTGGCGATAACTCAATGGTAGTGATTAACCCAGACGCGTGGACATGGTATGAGTCCCCACGTTTCGAGCTGCGTACTAACGTTAACTCAGACGGAACCATAGATATTCTTTATTATGGTTATGCCGCAATCGCTCCAAAGATTCCTTTCGGCG